TATTTGTCCATAAAGTTCATCCCCACCTTCCCATGAAAAGGAAGTGCCAAAATACCATTGCAAAGCATCTGTTAAATTCTTAACTGCTGGTATTGCTGTATCGTTGATGTAAGGGATTAAATTTTGCTTCAAAAATGGTAATAATTCTGTAGCCATTTCTCTTTTTAATGACTGAAATTGTCCTACAACCTCTTTTGCTGATTCATTAAAATCTTGCCAACTCTCAATCTCTTCTTCACTTAATGCTAAATCTAAATCTTCTGCATTACCAACTAAGCTTTCAATACTTTCATCAGTATCACTAAGGGCAGGAAGTAATTTTCTTGAAAGATCCTCGCCAAAAAGTTTCCCTGCTACAGCTGTCTTCGTGGATTGGTCTTCCATGTTTCTAAGACCATCAGTTATTTCAACAAATAATTCATAAGTTCCCATTCCTTGCAGATCTTCAACTGACATACCAAGAGCATTAAGGTTCTCTACCATTGGTGCATCTCCAGCTTTTGCTTCACCAAGAACTCTGTTAACCTCAACTAATAATTCACTAGCTTCATCAGCATCTATTCCAACTGTTTTTAATACATAAGAAAGATTCTGATAATCTTGAACACTAGCATTAGCAGCTCTTGCTCCATTTCGTACTTCTTTGGCATACTCGGCAGTTTGTTTTATAGCAATGCCTGTAGCTGTTCCTACTGCAGCTATTGCAGTTCCTGCTGTAGTCATCACACCTCTTAATTGACTACCTACATCTTTTAATTTCCTGAACCCTCGATTCAATTTGCTGCTTCTTCTATTAGTTTCTTTCAATTCATTATTAAAATGTTCTAATTTGCTCTCAGTTTGCACTATTTCCCTTTTAAATGCTCTGTATTGCCCTTTGTCTATATCTCCACGTCTGAATTGTTTTTCTACATCATCTTGAGCATCTTTTAAAGTTCTTAACCTTTTAGAAGTAGTTTGTATTTTCTCTCCTAAAATATCTTGTTTTTGACTAAGTAATTCAGTAGAATCTGGGTTAAACCTCAACCCCCTATTAACTTTCCTCAATTCTCTACTAATGCTTCTAGATTGTTTATCTACATCTTTAAGGGCAGCTTTAAGACCGGTTGTTTCGGCACCTATTTTTACATTAATTCCTTTTATAGTTCTAGCCATTTACTCACCTCCTGCCCATCATCTTATCTATATCAGCTTGGGTTGCCTTTCTCGGTTTAGAAGTTTCTGTTTTATCATCTTCATTTTTTCTACCTGAAAAAACGTTAAAAGTTTTAATAAAATCACTTACTCTGAATTGATTAAGTTCTATAAAAGACATGTTCATTTTTTTAGCCATAGCAATAATGGTCAAATCTAATCTATCATTACTCTCGTTACTCTTCTCGCGGTTTTTGTTCTTGCTCTGGTTTCCCTCCAGATTCTTTTCCTGAACGAAAAAACCCGTCTGTAGCTTCGCTTATTATTGATGTTATAAGTTTAGGGTTTGTAACATTAAAACTTTCAAAAGAGTTAACCCACTCTTCAAAAATAGGGAAATCTCCAGGATAATTACTTGCTTTATTCATAGCCCATACCATTTGCAACAATTTGACTGAATTGAAATTAGTAAAATCACCTTGAGTAATTCTATCCATGTTGCTTTCTTGAAACTCTGCTAAATCAGCAACTAAATCACTATCAAATTCCTGCTGATAAAAAAGAAGGGCCATAGGGGAAGCCCTAAGCCCAATCTTTTTATTATTAATTTCTACTTTTTCCATCAATTATCACTCCTTAAGCTGCAAAGTTTGGCATTGAAACAGCATCAAAGAAATTATTATAAACTGTTTCATTATCAGCTTTTTCAATAGTTTTCTTAACAATTTTCTTTCCATCATACTCATATGGAAGCATTGTAAGTGAAGCAGTCTGAGTATCTGGAGTAATTCCAGAATCAGTAGTTGAATTATTCTGTCCTGGTCTAGCAGACTTACAACGATAATACACGAATCTTCCTGCGTGTTCATCTCCTTCAAATTGACCCATAAGAGCAAATTCCTTCTGCTTCCCGTCTGCATCTTCTACTAATGCTCCATCATTGTCTATAATCATACCGACCATTTCAGCCAATATTTCTTTTGGAATCTTAGCAGCTTCCCAGTCTCCTGTATAACCATTGTTAGTTGTACTCATGTAATACTTTGTGTTATCAGCATAGAAGGTATTTTCATCACCTTCAGGAGTAGTAGTAAGATTAACAGTTCCTGGAACCGCCTTCGGCTCTCCATATCCTGTAGTTCCATCAGCAACTTCTGAAAATGTTCCCATTGTAGCGCCAGTAGTTGCTGTGTCATCAAATGATATTGAGAAAGTAGAATCATTATCTTGAGCAACTTTAGTTGCAAGATATACAACTCCTAAATCGTGCCATGCTCTAAATACATCACTTATTACATCATCATTATTAAGGGCATTAACAATTGCAGAAGCAACTTTAGCAGCGTTTGTATGAGTTTCTGTAGCAAGTGGTACTATCACAGTTGCAGGGGAATCAACTCCTAAGAGATTATCTGCTGTTATTGATAATTCTATTTCTCCATCGGTTTCTGGAGGATCTGTCACTTCTATCTTTCCTGTTTGGGCCTGTCCTAAGAAAGCAATATGCATATTTGATATACCAAAAGTAACTTTGTTTTCAGGCATTATTAAATCACTCCTTATTTTTATTAAATTAATTCAAATTCATAAATCGTCTCTAACATAACTCCATTATCTATTGGGATCGGTCCTGTTTTTGTATAACTTATACCTAATTCATCCAACTTATTTTCTATCAATTCCTCATCAGCTGTTTCTCTTTCATCATTGTAATACTCTAATTGATAACCCCTTACTTTGCTGTAGTTTTTATTATCAGCTTTCAAATCATTATCATTTTGAGCAATTATTATAGTGTAAGGATAATCTGGTGGGTCAGTATAACTTCCATAAGTGATATCAAAGCCTAATGCAATTATTTCCTGAGCTAATTCTTGATATGTCATATTAACCACCGTTCTTTATTATTTCTTCAATATTTTTATACATTTTCGGCAAATATTTATCTTCTGCAGGTTTGATATGAGGTATTCCTGCAACTCTACCTCCGCCCACTTTTGCATGACCTTTTTCTAGCAGATGAGTAAGAGAAGGTTTATCTTTGTTATAGATAGTTACATCAATAACACCATCTTTTCTACTGGTTTTTCTAGACCAGCCATCTGCATATTCACCAGAATCTTTTGGAGAATCTTGTTTTATTTCTTTTTTGACCTTAGTTCCAGTAGAACTTACTTCTTTATCTACAGCTTTCTGGACATCCTTAGTATAATCTTTGACTGCTTTAGTTAATTCAGCTGCTAGATCATCAACATCAACTGTCTCAGCCATTTAGATCACCACTCTTTTCAGCTTTGATAATGAAAAACTGACCATCATCTTGCAGATAATCAGTATCTTTTATATCAAATATTTCATCTTTTCTAACATTGATTATTCTGTAATCAGTGGTGTTTATTTCTTCAAGAAAGCTAACATATTTAACTTTCCATTTAATAACTTTTTCCTGTCCTAATGATTTAGCTGCATAATATTCTTCACCAAAAAGATCCAATCTTTCAGCTTTGACAGGTTTCCAATCCGCCCAATTTGTAATTTCATTAAGATCATCATCAAGAGTAGTGCCATCTGATTTTTGTATCATCAATTTATGTTTTCGGACCGCCTGCAGATCTTTCATTTTTTGGTCTTTAGTTTTCATATAAATCACACCTTAGTTACTGTGGCCGTGTAAGTTTTCGATTGGCTGCCATCTGTTACAGTTATTTCAATAATATTATCTCCGGTATTCCAGGTATAAGCTGTATTATTTTCAATCACTTCATTATTAACTATTATATTAACTTTTGCATCTTCATTAATGGCAGTAGCAGTGATTATATTTTCATCATCTGTAGTTTCAACTGTATATTCATAAGTCTTAGAGCCAAATTCAGGAGTAAGGGTTAGTTCTCCAATTTTTAAGTCAGATAGACAAGCCAAAAATTCGGTAGCAGTATTGAGCTGCAACCTTAATATTTCAGTTTGAAAATTTTCTTCAAAATACTCAACTGCATTGTTGTAATCATATCTGCAGTAATTGAGCAACAAGTCTTTAGCAAGCCCTGGAGAAGAAAAATCCAAACTTGCTCCAGCCAATCCTTCAATTCTGCTTTTACCACGATCTATTATATTTTGAACTTTAGTATCTTCATCATCCCATGTTATATTAAGATAGTCTTTTATTTCATTTAACATTTCACCACCTACTTAATTAAGAAAGGGCCGGCAAGAGCCAGCCCTTAATTATTAGTTTAATTTATTTATGACTTAGTAACAGTTACAGTATAAACTTTGCTTTCGCTTTCATTTGTAACTGTGATACTAACAACATTTTCACCAGATGACCAGTCAAATGCAGTGTCATTTTCGTGGCTTGTACCGTCAACAGCAATTGCAACTGTAGCATCATCTGCTTCAGCAACAGCTTTAATGTTGTTACTTGCATCAGTAGTAGATGCAGTATAATCAGTAGTGCTAGCATCAAACTCAGGACTTAATGATAAGCTACCTAATGAAAGACTTGCTAGGTCAGTATCAACAGCTGGAGCCATATTTGAAATATTAAATAATAGGAAGCTGTCATTGTCTATTGGCTTTCCATTAGCATGCTGTTTAGTAATATAAGTTCTCTCGTCGTCTAAGAACTTATAGTGATCAGAATACTCTATTTTCTGATTAGTCCCAATTCCCATGAAGTAATCACGTGGATCACCAACTATCATTTCCCCTTTTGTTGCTGCTACTGATTTAATAACTTCAACATCAGCAGGGAGCGGTACTACATCATATGTCGGAACATTATCTGCGTCCTTCCTTATTAATTTAGCATAAAGTCTTTCCCAATAGTCGAGTGGATTTACAACAATTATAGCTCTAGAAACATTTCTCGTTCCTTCTTTTGTGAGCGGGGCCATAACTTTCTGCCCTAATGTAGCTGGTTCTAAATCAGTAAGAGATTGAGCAGTTTTCTTTTCATAACCTGTTTCAGGGTCAACGGGCTTAGATAAATCTTTATCCATACCAATTGGTTCGCCGTTACCACTACCGCCAACTATTGCCATTTCAAGAGCAAGTGCAACAGATTCATAAAGAACTTCTCTTACAAATCTATCTAACCACCTAGGGCCCAGGCTAAGCATTGCTTTTGCAACCGGCATATAGGCAGATAATTTGTATAAATCTGTACTTTCCTTTTTGAATGAAGCACTAAGCTTTTTCTCAATAGCATCAGTAAGTTTACCCCACCAGGCTGCTTCTGCTTCACTAGTTCTTGTAACCCATTCAGTAACAGCAGTAGTATTTTTGAAGTCAATAACACTTAGTAGTGGATGATTTTTTCTTAAATCTTCAAAAACTCTATCAAATATTGTTGCAGGCATTAGTTTTTCAGTTCCGGCAAACCCTTCATTGTCAATAACCTCATTATAATATTCCTTTTCTTCTGTTGTGAGGGGATTAAGCCCTCTTTCTGTCATTACTGCTTCATTATTTTTTTCATTTATAGTCTGATTAGTGAACTCTTTGGCTTCTTCTAATATTTTATCCTCAATTTCTTTAGCCATTTTAGCTTGAGCAGTTACAAAGTCATCACTCTCACCATTTTCAATAGCTTCTTTCATTTCATCTTTAATTTCATTGAATTTCTTATCGTTTAAATCTACATTTTTCATACCAGGCATTATTAAATCACTCCTTAGTTATTTTTTGAAAGCATTAAAAAGACCAGACTCTTCGTCTGGTTTGCTTTCTCTTTTTTTGTTTTTAATATTTTCTTTATACTTGTTGAAAAGATTTTCTTTGACATTATTTTGCTCTTCTGTTTCTTCTTCCTCATCTTCTTCAAGATCATCATCTACTATAATTTCATCAGCTAACCCAAAAGCCAGAGCTTCTTCTGCAGTTAAATATGTTTCATCTGCAAGGAGCTTATCAAGTTCTGCTTCACTCCCAACAAATTTATTCATATATGCTCGCCTTAATGATGAGTCCAGCTTTTCTAATCTAGCAGCAACATCCATCAAATCATTAGCATTACCTAAGGCAATAGTCCATGCTTTATGTATCATCTGCATAGCACTTTCGAACATATATACCTTTTCTGCAGCTGTTGCAATGATACTTCCACCGCTTGCAGCTAATGATCTAATATATACATTAACATCCCCTTCATATTCTTTAAGCATATTCCTTATTTCAAGGCTTTCAAATGCATCTCCACCTCTAGTTTTTATATGAATATTTAAGTTCTGCCCATCTAATTCATTAAGTTTATCTCTAACTT